CGCGGACAGCTTGCGAGCGAGCAGGCGACGGTGGCAGCACTCACCGCCGCCAACAAGGCGCTTGCCGATGAGTACGCCGCCGCCGATGCGGCTTATCAGGCGTTAATCGCAACCACGTCGCAAATAGCGACGCAATACCGCCCCGCCATTCGCCGCGTGCAACAGGCCCCGGCGCATGACGATGCCCCGGTGGCGCCGGTGTTGCGGCAAGCGCTGGAGGATTTGCCATGAGAGCCATCGCCCTGCTGCTTGCCATCAGCCTCACCGCCTGCGCGCGCGATATCCCGCGCTACCACCCCATCGCCGTGCCGACCGGCCTCACCGCGCCGGTTGTCACCCCCGAAAAACCCGACCCGCAGCGCGCGACGCAGCGCGATGTCGCCCGCTACCTCATCGAGCAGCATCAGGCGCTCACCACCTGCAACGCGCGTCTTACGGTCATCCGTCAATGGAGCGAGACATGGACGAGGCCGACCGCGCCGAAGCGCTAATCGAGGCGACCACTGCCAACGCGCTTGCCCGCATTCAGGCGGCGCAACAGCAGGCCGGGCAGGCAGATTGCGCCGACTGCGGCGAACCCATCCCGGCGGCGCGGCGCGTTGCCAACCCCGCCGCCATCCGCTGCATTGATTGTCAAGAAATCTACGAAAGGAGACACCGTGGGAAGCCCTAACATCCCGTTATGGAAATTTGTTTTTGACGTCATCCAAACCGCCTTTACGGTCGGCATCACCATCTACGTGTGGATACTCGCCAAACACAAGGCAAATGCCAGCCGCATTGCTGCGTTGGAAGACAAAGCCACCGAAGAACTCGGCCATGTCAAAAACCGCCTGACCGAATTAGAAACGCGCATTGAACACCTGCCGAACCGTGAAGCCATCGGCAACATCCACAAGCGCCTCGACCGGCAGGCGGAAACCCTGCACAAAATGGAGGGCGCGCTCGACGGCGTCAACGACACCAGCAAACTCATCCTCGAAGTGCTCTTGAAAGGAGACAAATCATGATGCAAGACGCCGTGCGCGCTTACCGCCGCCGCGCCATATTGAGCCTGCTTGAATACGACAGCGACTATCGCCTGTCGCTCGATATGCTCGACCTCTGCCTGGAACAAACCGGGCAGAACATCACCTACGACCAGCTGCAAACCGAAATCGGCTGGCTGGAAGAACAGGGCTATATCAGCCGCAGCCATCCGTCGCCGAACCTGACGATGGTGACATTGACCGACCGCGGCCTTGAAATCGCGCGTGGCAAAGCGCGGGCGCATGGCATCCGTGACCTGCGCCCGTCCGAACTGCGCGACATTGAGGCGCGTCGCTGATGGCGGCAAACAGCATCAAGACGTTGCCGCCTGCGCTGCTGGAGCAGTTGCAAGGTTGGCTGCGCGACCCGGCGATTACCCAACTGGAGGCGACCGACCGACTCAATGCCGTCCTCGCCGAGCTGGGCGAAAAACCGCGCAGCAAGAGCGCGGTCAACCGCTATGCGCTGAAAATGAGCGAGGTCGGCGCAAAAATCCAGCAATCGCGCGAAATCGCCGACATGTGGATTGCCCGTTTTGGCAACCAGCCGCAGGGCAAGGTGGGCGCGCTCCTGAACGAGCTGGTGCGCAACCTTGCCTTTGAAACCGCGTTGCAACTCTCGGAAGACGAAGAACCGGCACACCCCGGCCTCTTGAAAGACTTGGCGCAGGCGATAGAAAAGCTAGAGCGCGCCTCTACCATCAACGACAAACGCCAGCGCGAAATTGAGCAGGCCGCCTTGGCGCGTGCCGCCGCGGACGTCGAAGCCACCGCCAAATCGCAGGGGCTATCCGATGAGGCAGTCGAACTCATCAAGCAGCGCATTTTGGGGGGCTGACATGGCTGGCGTCCTCCTGCCCTACCAAATGCAATGGATTAACGACCCGACCCCGGTGCGCGTCTATGAAAAATCGCGGCGTATCGGTATCAGCTGGTCAACCGCTGCCGAAGCGGCATTGGTGGCGGCGGCCGCCTCCGGCATGGACGTCTGGTACATCGGCTACAACAAAGACATGGCCGAAGAATTTGTCCGCGACTGTGCCGACTGGATTGGTCACTACCAGCTGGTCGCCGAGGCGGTCAGCGAAGAAATCCTCAACGACGGCGACAAGGACATCCTCACCTTTGTCATCCGTTGCGCGTCGGGCTACCGCATCACCGCCTTATCGTCGCGCCCATCCAACCTGCGCGGCAAACAGGGCTATGTCATCATCGACGAGGCCGCCTTCCACGAGCAGCTCGATGAGCTGCTCAAGGCGGCGATGGCGCTGCTCATGTGGGGCGGCAAGGTCGCCATCATCAGCACGCACGACGGCGTCGATAACCCCTTCAACCAGCTCTGCCAAGACATCCGCGGCGGGCGCAAGCCCTACGCCCTGCACCGCACCACCTTCGACGAGGCGGTTGCGCAAGGCCTCTACCGGCGCATTTGCCAAGTGCGCGGCATGGAGTGGACGGCAGCGGGCGAGGCGGCGTGGGTGGCGGGCATCTACGACCAATACGGCGCAGATGCCGATGAGGAGCTGCGCGTTATTCCCTCCAACAGCGGCGGCGCGGTACTGTCGCGCGGCTTGCTGGAGCTGCGCGCCGACCCCGTACCCATCCTGCGCCTTGCCCAGCCGGACAGCTGGGCGGAATACCCGACGGAAATGCGCACCGCCGACATCGCCGACTGGTGCGAGCGCGAATTGCGCCCGCTGCTGGCCACACTCGACGGCTCGCGCGAACACGTCTTTGGCATGGACTTCGCGCGGCACGGCGACCTCTCGGTGCTGGTGCCGCTGCAAATCGCGGCCGATACCCGCCGCCATGTACCGTTTGCAGTCGAGCTGCGCAACATCCCGCACGCGCAGCAGCGGCAAATCGTCTATTACCTGCTCGACCGCCTGCCACGCCTCTCTGCCGCGTGGTTTGACGCATCCGGCAACGGCGAGTATCTCGCCGAAGCCGCGCACGACCGCTACGGCAACCGCGTCGCACAAATCAAGCTCTCCAACGCTTGGTACAGCGAGCACATGCCGCCGCTGGTGGCGGCGCTCGAAGACGATGCGCTGCGCATCCCGAAAGACGCCGACATCATCGACGACCTGCGCGCGCTGGAGCGCATCGACGGCGTCATCAAACTGGGACGGCGCAGCGGCAAGGACGGCGAAAGGCACGGCGACGCTGCCATCGCCCTTTGTCTGGCCTACGCCGCCAGTCGTAGCAATACCGCCCTGCCCGTCGCCGTCGCCATTGAGGACGGCTACACCAAGCCTGCCTATCTGGATTACTAACCATGACCACCCCCAACACCAAAAACCTCGCCCGCCCCACCGCCGCCTCAAAAGAAGTCGCCGTCGAACGCAACCTCACCGAAATCGAGCGCCTCGATACCCTGCTCACGCAGCGCCTCGGCGGTGACCCGAACGGCTACCGCGACCTCTTGACCGACACCACCGTGACCGGCGCCTGGGCGCAGCGGCAAACGGCACTGACCAAGCTGGAACGGCAGGTGCTGCCGCACGACCCGGACAACGCCGCCGACGTCGAGGCGGCGGAATTTGTCGCCGCACAATTGCAGCGCCTCAACTTTGACGCGGTGCTGAAAGCGATGCACTGGGGCGTGTTTTACGGCATGGCCGTCGGCGAAATCATGTGGGGCATCGAAGACGGCAAAGTCGTGTTGGACAACGTCCTCGTCCGCGACCGGGGCAAATTCAAGTACGACATCGCGCGGCAACTCATCTACACCGGCAACGGTGCCGATGAAGTGATGCCGCCACGCAAATTCTGGACGTTTGCCACCGGCGGCGACACCACCGACAACCCCTACGGCCTCGGCGTGGCGCATTTCCTCTACTGGCCAGTCTTGTTCAAAAAGAGCAACGTCAAATTCTGGCTGGTCGGCAACGAAAAGGCGGCGACCAGCGTGCCACATGGGCAATATGACCCGCGCAGCCCCACCGCCGACGCGGACAAACAGCAGCTGCTCGCCGCGCTGACCGCCATCAAAAACGCCGCCGCCACCGTGACCCCGCTCGGCGCCACCATCGAGCTGCTCAAGGGCGAGGCGGGCACCACCGACTACCACAAACTGTGCGAATACATGGACGAGGCGATTGCGCTGGTGATACTGGGGCAGGTAATGACCTCGCAGGCAGTCGGTGGGCAATACAAGGCAGAGGTGCAGGACGAGGTCAAAGACGACATCGTCAAAGCCGATGCAGACCTGCTCTGCGCCTCATTTAACGCCACGATTGCAGTATGGCTGACCGAGTGGAATTTTCCGGGCGCGCACCCGCCGAAGCTGTGGCTGCGCACCGAAGAAGCGAAAGACCTGCAAAAATTGGCCGACACCTACGCCAAGCTGGCACCGCTTGGCTACCGGCCGACGCAGGCACAACTGGAGCAGGATTTTGGCGGCCAGTGGGAGGCGATGCCCGCGGCGAGCGCCTTGCCCGCACCCGCCGATGCCCACGACTTTGCCGAAGGCGACACCCCCACCACGCCGGACGATATGGGCAGCCGCCTCGCGCGCGAACTGGCACCACATGGCGAAGCATGGCTCGCGCAAATCAGCGCCGAGCTGGCGTCATCCGAAACCCTGTTGCAATTCCGCGAGCGCCTCGACGCACTGGCGGGCGCATTGCCGCTCGACGTCTATGCTGACATCTTTGCCCGCGCCACCACCGCCGCCCATCTGGCCGGACGTCATGACGCCAAAACGGAGACCGCATGAGTCTCGCGCACACGCAACTGCCCTTCGCCGAGCAGATTAACTACTACCGCCAAAAACTCGACCTGCCGACCGAGAGCTACGCCGACATCTACGGCGCCGAGCATGACCACGCCTTTGTGGTGGCAGGTGCCAACCGCCTCGACCTCGTCGCCGATTTCCGTCGTGCGGTGGACAAGGCAATCGCCGACGGCACCACGCTAGAGGAGTTTCGCAAGGACTTTGACGACATCGTCGCCAAGCACGGCTGGCAGTACCACGGTGGCCGCGACTGGCGCAGCAAAATTATCTACGACACCAACCTGCACGCGAGCTATCAGGCGGGGCGTTACGAGCAACAGCAGGAAATGAAACACCTGCGCCCCTACTGGGAATACCGCCACCGCGATGGACAGAAGCACCCGCGCCCGGAGCACGAAGCCTGGAACGGGCTGGTGCTGCATTGCGATGATCCGTGGTGGCAGACGCATTACCCCGTCAACGCCTACGGCTGCAAATGCACCGTCTTTGCCCACAGTAAGCGTAGTCTGGAACGACGCGGCCTGAAAGTAGGCGAAGCGCCCGCCATCGAATGGCAACAGCAGCTCATCGGCAAAAACAGCAACAACCCGCGCTTGGTGGACGTCCCCAAGGGCATCGACCCCGGCTTTGACCGCATCCCCGGCAAAAACGCCGGGCGCGACGGTTTGCAGCGCCTCTTTGACAAGGCGAGCGCGGTGCCGCCGAAACTGGCAACCCACGCCATGCAGCAGGTGCTGGATGACCCGCGCACGCGGCAAATGCTGAACAGGCAGGTGGCGGAAATGGTGGATGACATCTTCGCCGGAGCGCACACCAAAGGGCGTCAGCTCTCTATTGGCACTATCCCGACGCCAATCATTGACGCCCTTGCCCAAGAAGGCATCACCCTGCAAACCTCGGTCATCACCCTGCGCGACCATGACATCTGGCACGTCCAGCGCACGGTCAAGGTGCGCCCGCTGCCACAAAGCTACTGGCGCAACATCGCCGACTACATTGCCAACCCGCAGGCGGCATTCCTCGACGACAGCGAGACACCGCCCACCCTGATTTACCTCTGCGCCATCCCCGGCACCGACGCCAAAATCGTGCTCAAGCTCAACTACAACGACATCAAAACCATCCGCGCGGGCGGCGGGCGCGAGCGACACGTTGGCAACATCATCCGCAGCGGCAACGAAATCCTGACCCCCGACCAGTTGCAGGCGCTCGGCATCGGCAACAACAAACTCATTTACGGACACATTTGAGACAACAAAAAAGCCCCCATTGGGGGCTTTGGATGCGCCGCGAAGCCGGGCTGGATTTGAACCAGCATCACTTGACGCCAGCGACACCGGAGAAGCATCCGTTTTCTCGGTGCGCCTTGAGGCGTCAATCCCGTCGACCTGAATGGGGCTCTACGGCATCGCGTCTGCCCTCATCATACTCCCGGAACTCCAACCATGCCAGCCCTAACCTTTGACGACCCGCGTGTCATCGCCTACCTCGAACAGCTCGCCGCCGCCGGATTTTTGGACAAGGCGGTATTTAGCGCCATCGGCGAGGAGCTACTGCTCTCCACCGATGCGCGTTTCGACAGCCAGACCGACCCGGACGGCCGCCCGTGGGCGCCGCTCAATGCCGAGTATGCCGCCTGGAAGCGTGCCTTTCACGGTACCGATAAAATCCTCAAACTGCGCGGCTATCTGCGCGACACCCTGCGCTATCAGGCGACCGACGTCTCCGTCGCCATCGGCAGCAACCGCGTCTATTCCGCCATCCATCAATTCGGCGGGCAGGCAGGGCGGGAGCACAAGGCCACTATCCCCGCGCGCCCCTACCTCGGCGTCTCCGATGACGACGTCGCCGCCATCCTTGAGATTATCGAGGACGCTTTTGCCGCGCGACAACCGTAACCCGCCTAAAACGCGATTTCCGCCTCTGCAAGTGGCAAACCGACCGCTTGCCCATCCCAGCCGCAGAAACGCCCGCGAGGGCATTTAGCAAACGCTATAAAAACCGCTGCGCCCCGTCGCGCGCCTGACCATTTTAACCACGCGGTTAAAAAGCCCCCCAAAAATCCCAAACCAGTCTAATCGTCGCCACCGCCGCGCGCGCGGACAATGGCGGCATGAACAACATCGCCATCTTCAAAACCGGCCAGCACACCGACAGCCACGGCAACGTCTTGGACGCCACCCCGGACTATCTGCGTGCCATTGCCGCAAGCTACCAGCCCACCCTGCACGAAGCTCCCGCCGTTATCGGTCATCCTGCCGACAACGCCCCCGCCTACGCTTGGGTGCAATCGCTCAACTACAACGATGCCGACGGCGTCCTCTATGCCAACTTCAGCCAGGTGGATGAGGGTTTTGCCAGCCTCTTGCAGGCTGGCCGTTTTAAGAAGCGCTCCGCCTCCTTTTATCCGCCCGGCCACCCCAGCAACCCCACTCCCGACCGCCCCTATCTGCGCCACGTCGGCTTTCTCGGCGCGCAACCGCCCGCCGTCAAGGGGTTGGCGGATTTTGCCGATGGTGATAACCCGCCGCCCACCTACGACTTTGACGAACCTACCCCCGAACCCCCTCAACCGGAGAACACCCCGATGGACAAAACCGAACTCGAAGCCAAAGAAGCCGAGCTGGCCGAGCGCGAAAAGGCGCTGGCCGCACGCGAGGCCGAACTGAAAAAACGCGAAGACGCGCTCGCCGCCGAAGAAGAAGCGCGCGAAGCAGCCGAAGCCGCCGACTTTGCCGAGGGCTTAGTCAAGGCAGGCAAGGTACTGCCGGGCGAAAAACCTGCCGTCATTGCCATCCTGCGCGGCATGGACAAGAGCGCGACCTATGACTTTGCCGAGGGCGGCAAATTGATGCAAAAGCCCGCAGCCGACAGCCTGCGCGCGCTCTTGCAACGCTTGCCGGTCACGGTCGATTTTGCCGAGCGTACCGCCGCCGACCCCAACGCTGCCGCCAAACCGCAACTGCCGGGCGGCACCGATGACGACGCCGCGCGCGACGCACTTGACCGCAAAATCCAAAACTTCGCCGAGCAGCACGGCATCAGCTACGCCGAAGCGGCAGCGCAAATCACGGAGTAACCCATGCCACAGCACAACATCCTCTCCAAGAAAGTCACCCTCACCGCCGACGTCAAGGCCGGGCAAATCGTCAGCTGGAGCGGCGAGCCCGCCACCACCGGCAGCAAAGAGCCCGCAGGCGTCGCCCAGTACGACGGCAAGACGGGCGACACCATTGCCCTCACCGTCATCGGCCTTGAAGACGTCCCCGGCACCGGCCTCGCCGTTGGCGATGGCGTCAAGGCCAACGCAGGCGCCATCGAAAAAGCGGGCAGCGCCGCCGAAGCCTTTGCGACGGTGGTCGAAATCACCAGCCCGAAAACCGTCGAAATCCTCTTGAAATAAGGAGCCACCATGCCTCAATCCATCCGCAACGCGATGCGCGTCGTTGATACCGTCCTCACCAAAGTCGTCCTCGGCTACAACCTTGAGCAGCAATTTACCGGCCAGCACCTCTTCCCGGACGTAAACGTGCCACTCATGGGCGGCAAAATTCTCAAATTCGGCAAGGAGGCGTATGTCGTGACCAACACGGTGCGCGCCCCCGGCGAGACCGTGCGCAACATCAGCGTCGCCTACAGCAGCGAAAGCTACGCGCTGGAAAACCGCCTGCTTGAAGGCAAAGTCGCCGAAGAATTTTTGGAGGAGAGCGCCAAAGTGCCGGGCGTCAACCTGCAAACCCGCGCGGTCAATACCGTCATGAAAAAAATGCGCCTTGAAGGCGAGGCGAACAAGGCAAAACTCGCGACCAGCACGAGCGCCTATGCCACCGGCCACACCGAAGCACTCTCTGGCACCGACCAATGGGACAACGCCGCCTCCAACCCGCTCGAAGCCATCAACGACGCCAAGCTGAAAATCCGCAAAAGCACCGGCCAATACCCGAACGTCCTGCATCTGGACGTCTATGCCTACGAGGCGCTCAAACGCCACCCGAAAATCATCGAGCAATTCAAATACAGCGGCAAAGACAGCATCACCAGCGCGATGCTCGCCAACTATTTCGACATCGAGAATCTGGTCGTCGCCAAGGCAGTCTCCGTTGCCGACCTCAATGCCGATTTCAGCGAGCTGTGGGGCAACAACACCATCCTTGCCTACGTCGCACCGGCTGGCGCCCGCAATATGGAAGAGCCGAGCTTTGGCTACAACTACGTGCTCAGCGGCCTGCCGCGCGTCGAAAAAGGCTATTTCGAGAACAGCGACCGCTCTTGGCATTACCCGGTACATTTTGCCGATCAGGCGGTCGTCACCAGCCCCGGCGCAGGCTTCCTCTTCACCAACACTGCGACCATCAAGTAAGGGGGCGCGATGAAATACCGCATCCTCACCCCTATCCGCCACGGCGGCAAACGCTACGAGCCGCCTGCCGTGGTAGAAATGCCGCCGCTCGCCGCCGCGCCGCCCTCGGCGGGCGGCGGGCCCACGC